ATAATTATGTTTTGGCATATCCTGGTTTACCTTTAGATGAATTGTCTTTTGATTGTTTTCTTTTGACAGCTGCCCTGCGCCTTGAAGCTGACATTGACCTTGCTTTGGCTTGTGGTACACATTTGGGATACTTACCTCTCTTTTCTTTACCACTACGACCACAAGGCGGGAATGAGCCATCAGCTCGTGGGTTAGCAATATCTACCCATTTTTCCTTAACCCATTTTCTAAGTCCAGCTTTTGCCATTACTTACCTATTTTTTTCTGAGCAATCTTGTGAGATTCAGTAAACGTCTTACCTTTTTCCATATGTGCTTTCATTAGATCCATATGTTTTTTGGTATGATGTACCGAATGTTTCTTTAACAATGCCCTTTGTCTAGGTGTTAACATTACTTTTTCTTTTTAGGTTTGATACGACCACTACAAATACCAGAAGCGTACATGTTTGCGTAAGCAGATGGATACTTCTTAAATTTTTTTTTCGCCGCAGCTTTTCCCTTTGCACATAGTTTTGCCATAAGAATATGTTATTACAGGGCATTGGGGATTACAACGTACTTTTTTTGGAAATAACGAGAGTAAGGGTGGTTACTACTTATTGCATCCCTGATTTTCTAACCCCCAGTAGTTCATGTGCCATACATCCGCACCATAATCTGCCAGCTACCTACGTGTATTGTTTAACTAAGGTCTATGTTTATACTGAGTTCACCTGCTACTAGGTGCTGATGTTTCTCTGGTGCTTTGAAGCCTGACCTATCTAGTATATCTTTGCTAGCTTCTAACTGTACGTACTCACTCTTAGCACCAGCAGAGAGGCACATGAGCTTATTGATTGCTTTAGATGAACCCATAGTTATCTTACGTCTGACTTCTTGCAGGTAGTATTCCTGTACCTCAGGTTTACGTAGCATCTTAGACGCACTTACTCTCGCAGAGTTTCCCTTATATCCTGCAAGTTTACTAGCCTCAGTTATAGTACATCCTTTGGATACGAGTATATCTACTAAGTCCTTTGCTCTCTTATTAATCTCTTTCTTCTTGAGGCTGAAGTCAGTCATACCAAAAGTATAGGTTCATCTACAGTAATTGTCTACAGATATCCCCAGTGGTGGTTGGTTCTCTGTTTTTCTTCTCGTCTCTATTTATCCTGCTTCGCTTTGTGTTAGTGCTTGTGGAAGTTACTACGTATATGGCCCATGTCAAATTACCTTACATAATGTTGAATCGCCTCTGGCGATACGTTAACACCAATTCTAATAAGGTAGATCATTTGACATGGACAATATACTTCGTGATTAATATGGCACATAAACACAATGCGAGAGCAGGAGAAAATGTTATGACAAGAAAAACTGAGAAACAACCACTAGATATAAACATCAAGAAAGTTACTGATAGTATTAACACGATAGCTTTTGAGATGTCGGCTCTAGTTCACCCATCATTTGAATCTGTAAGTGATTCCGATTACAGTCCAGTTAAAAGCTGGTTACAAGGTCAGATTCGAGATGCTAAATACAATATGTTAATCAATGCGGATAAGGAATCTTACTTCAAGTCGGAGCTTGATTCTCTATTAGAGGATGTTAAGGCTGATGAAAGTGTAAATGAGATTGCTGATGCAAAGATTGATTCACTTCAAGCGAGACTTGGTTATTACATGGTTGCACATGCTACTAACCAACACATCAAGGCGACATGTCAAAAGTTATACAATGAAATGTTTAATGAGACTTTTGAGCCTGAGATTCACTTGAAAGATAGAAAGGTTGTTGCACGTAGCAAACAAACTTATTCAATGGCTAATGCTCAAAAGACATTAGACAAGTTTGCTAAGTTGAAACAAGCTTAGTTTATATCTTACCTAGCTAGATTAATTTCTAGCTAGGTTTTTTTGTGTCTGCCTCTGATTGTATAAAACTGAAAATCAGGTGGCAATACTTCAGGTTGGGTATGGCACACAAATATTCCTCTAGATCCTGCCCCTAGCTGTAGGGCTGGGCAGGGCTAGGGAAATTTGTTAAGTAATAATGTTGTATAATGTAGAACAGGTGTGGTACAATAGTATAACACAAAGGAGGAACAATGAAGAGAATACCAGATGCAGTAGATTTACACACAATATTGTGGGTAAAAGACATATTGCACACAACAGATATCCAACATGCTATTGAATTAGTATTGCGTGCTGTTGCTCAAGCTGAGAAACAACATGACAATCATTATCTAAAACATGTTAAGGATAATATACACAAAATTAAAATAAACAGAGAGGATGAACGATGAAATTACTGACTAAAGCAATTGAAAAAAGATTAATTGATAATCACATCAAACATAAGACAGCTTGGAATGATGAACACCCTGAATACATTGAATCCAAAGTTGTTGTAAAACTATTTAATCCATATGGTGTTGGAGATTGGTACTTATCTGAAATGGATCCAGAAACTGGAAGATGTTATGGGTTGTGTATGATACATGAGCCAGAGTATGGATATGTAATGATTGATGAGCTTAAATCTCTAGACTGTGGATTGGGTGGCGTTGAACGTGATATCTATTTTGAATCAAACAAACATACATTGCAAGAATGTAGAGAGTTTGTTAATACAAAATATGGAATAGCATCATGAATAATATGTATGTATATAGACTGTGTTTATCACGTAAACGTATGAGAAGATTGATTGCAGGTCAAGTCGGAGGGCTTGACCTTGTAACGTATGGCATTTACTACAAAAAATATATAGGAGAAACAAATGGAACTAGCACTATTACGTGGTGAGGGTATCATCACAGCTGACCAACGCTATGCACTAACTGAGTTTCTATTATTTCATAGAGATAACAAAGATGTCTGGCGTTTCATTGTTGAATATGCAGACGAGGCACGACAAAAGAAAAGACATAGGTATTCTATTGAAGATATTATATCTGTCATTCGTTGGCATACCGACAAACAAACTAGATCAACAGATGGATTTAAGATTAATAATAATCATAAACCATTTTATGCCAGATGTTACATGGCTTATCGTGAGTGTGAGGGATTCTTTGCAACACGTGATAGCAAAGCAGATAACATTTGTTATAGAACTCTAGTGGAGATGTACTTTAACTAAATTCTATACATGGTGTATAGATATAACGTGCCTACTACTATGGGTTTGAGATGTGGTAGGCACAACTTAAGGAGGGAGCCATGCCAAATTGGTGTGATAATCAAGTGGAAGTTTCGCATCCACGTACTAAAAAAATGCGAAGACTGATAGGGTATATTGAGGCGGATGTTTTATGCTATTCGTTTGCACCATATCCTAATGGTAAATGGAACTATGACTGGTGTGTAGCAAACTGGAGTACCAAATGGGATATCGGTGATGCTGACATATTCGATAGAGATACTAACTTTATAGAGTTTAGTTTCTCATCAGCGTGGTCGCCACCAATCAATATATTTTCCAAGATGAAAGAACAAGGGTACTATGTCAAAGCTCGATATGCTGAAGCAGGATGTGACTATGCAGGTATATGGCAAGATGGAGAAGACATTGAGTGGAGATACAACAACGTACCAAAGTGTGAACATAAACTATACGCCATGACTGATAGCTCACATTGGCAGGAGGTAGACAATGGGTAGTGTAAAAGAATTGCTAACTGATGCACATGATCCAGTAGTTGAAAAAGATGTAAACTTGCTTACTGAAACAGATGCTGGATTACAAATGATTGAGCATCAATGCAATGCAACTATCCTAGCTTATACAGTTACAAGAAATGACCTACGTAAAAAAATTAATGAAGTAGATGAGTTCTTACAACTGGTTAAAAAAGCTAGACAACTTAAACAAGATGAAGACAATTAGAATTGTGTACATTACTTGGAGGGGTATTGAAATGCGGTGTACTCTTACACAAGTCAAATCAATACCTCAGTCTGATATTGATGTAGATATTAGAGCAGTTAATTTTAGTGACAGTGGGCTTGAGTTTTGTGGTTGTATTATTCATGACAACCTGCCTAATGTAATTCAAACAACAATACCTGCTAACAAAACTACGTTGTTACATATGTCTGTGCCTATTAATCATGAGAAGTTTTACTTTGCACATAAGAAAGTGATGCGTGAAGAATGGCGTGATGTATTGTTGGAGCTTGTAAATGATACTGCTTGTTCTAACATAGAACAACACACTTTATTTTAGGAGATACAATGAAGAACAAACCTATTACAGAGGACTGGATACCCTCAGAACAAACAACATTGGACATGCTATCCGAGTGTCCAGGACTAGACATACATTATGAAACACGACAATTTAGAGATTGGTTCCTCTCTACTGGAAGAGTATACGCAAGTTGGGATGCACGTTTCAGGATCTGGTGTAGAGAAAACTATCGCAAGAACAACAGAAGAACAGGACATTCTGCAACGTCTACCAATGATGTTCAGGACAGACAGTCATCTCTTACTAGAGTTGCGAAAGCAAGAGATTCAAAATCAGATGGGGAAGTCAAGCGACTTTCAGTTATCAAAGGGGATTGACAGCGCAGGACTAGATGTAATCAAGAATGACCGAAAGGTTATGATGCCATGTAATCGTATGGATATTGCATCAGCACTAGAAGTTATATCATCAACGTTTCAGATATCAGTACCCAATGATGTAGGATTGAACGTGTACTTTGAAGCACTGGAAGTATATCCAACGTTTGTGCTACAAGAATGTACTAGAAGTATATGTCATGAGTACAAGTATCCACGATTACCATTGCCAGTAGAGTTTGTTAATCGTTGCGATCCATTGTATCTGGAACATAAAGAATGGTTAATGAGTGTTATCAATTCAATGATAGCGTTAGAAAAATTTAAACAATCAGGAGGTGTGAAACCAAGCAAGTATTTAATAGATTATTATAAAGAAAAGTAGTACAATAGTTAAACAATGGGAGTACAATATGGATAGAACTAAAGGGCTAGGTGGTTCAGATGCAAGGCGTGTCTGGACTGGAGACTGGCATAACCTATGGCTTGAAAAGACAGGCAAGGTTGAACAAAAAGATTTGTCAGACATTATACCTGTCAACATTGGAATCATAACAGAACAATATAATATTGAGTTAGCATCAAAAGAACTTGATATAAGTATTGACAGAAGTATTGAACTAGAACAATACAAACACATGACATCCAATGTAGATGGCTTAACGTATGACAAAGATAAAAATGCTACTGTTATAGAATGTAAACACACACATCAAGACAATGACATGATGTATGTTGCTCAGTATTATTATGCTCAGCTACATCACTACATGACACATCTAAAGTATCTAAATATGGGAACAGACCACTGTTATTTGTCTGTCATATTTGGTAACAACAAACATGAAACAGGTCTTATAGATTATGATCCTGAGTTTGCTGATGAGTTATTGAAACGTGAATCCGCATTCTGGAAATATGTAGAAACAAATAAAGAACCATCCGGCTTTGATGGTTTGGTTGATGTATCACCTAAAGTAATACCTATTGATGGTATGACACCATGTGATATGTCAGACAATAGCGAGTTTGTTGACAATGCAAATACTTATTTGGAAACAAAAAGTGTTGTAGATATACACAACCAAGCAAAAGCTAATCTTAAATCTCTTGTTTCAAGTGATTGTAACCATGCCTATACAGACACGATATCAATCAAGCGTAACAAGAATAATCAACTTAGAATATTGGGAGTAAACAATGACTAAAAGTAATGAGTGTATACTAGATGACCATGCAAGTACAGTTATGAACTGTATGAGCAGAGTAGCTGATTTACACAAAA